TATGGAGCACCACTGTAACCCGAACCAAAGAGAACTGGTTTCATGCAAAGGATACCGCCATCCGAATCTACTCTTGTGACTCGTATCTTAGCGCCAGTTCCACCTGAACCATTGATAGAGAACAGCTGACCAACTCTAAAGCCCGCTCCCTTCTTATTGATAACGACGTGGTCGATTGCGTATCCAATAATACCAGCAAAGTCTTCAAACGTAACAGTATCACCTGCATTTGCTTTGAGATAGCCACCAGTATCATAGAAGATCTCATAAAGGCCATCAGGAAGAGCCTTGACACGATTTACAACCTTCACAATCGATGTCATACTTGAATTGATCTTTACCTTCTGACCTGTACATGAGAACGGATCTCCAGTGACAACAGAAATGATAGACGAGACTTCTTGGTTCCATCTTCCATCAGATGCTCTAAGGATAGACTGTTCAGGGTATGAGATTCCGATCTCTTTACCATACATGGCACGGAATAGAAATCTGAACGACGCCTCTGTTCCCTTGGATGTGTAGAATGCCTTAGCATTTCTTAGAAACTCTTTCGTACTGAGTTTCTGCATGTCGGGGATGTTGACCGCAAAATCTCTCTTGAAACTTTCGATGAAGATGTCAAGAGTCTCATCCAAATCCTTTGCTGTATTTAGATTTCCTTGAATTGTATTCGCGGCGACATACTCGTAGTAAGCCTCCAAGAAGGAGACGAACATCGGGTAGTCTGAGCGGATAAACTCAGGTAGTTGTTGTCCGACCTGAGAGGATAGTTTTGAGATCATCTGCTAGGAGTGAAAATGTGTGTTGAGCCAGCTTGCGCATCGCCTGAAGCGGCCTTATCAGAAATCAATGTAATTGTGGTGAGGTCATCTGGTATCGTTAGAATGAACTGTCTTACCGGAATTACATCATTGGAGCTTGGATAGAAAACAATCTCAAATTCAGCGTCATACAATCCGATGACGTTCAGATTCGTGATGGTAACGGTTCCATTGACGTAGTCTACTGTTCCAGTATTTCTGATTTTAGTAGCAACGCCGGATATCGATTCAGTCATCAATTGAAGATTGCCTGCTCCATCATCCACCAAGTAGCAACGGTCGGTTTGTCCAACTTCATAGAAGCGAGTCGAGAACAGTGTTCCACCTGAAGGCTTCTTGTAGATTGGGTTTGCGTAGTTGACAGAGTAATTGGATGCAAGGTTGTAGAACGGTTGCAATGGGCTTCTAACTCTAACCGATGTGATGTTGCTGACAATTGCTTCATTCGCTGCGTCAATCTTAGACGCCAACACCGAGTATCTAAACGATGCCTCGAAAGAGTTCAACGTATCAGCATATGCCTTAACGACATTAGAGACGAGTGTCGTCAATTCACCGGGAGTCTTTCTAGAGATCGATGGGTTGTAATATGCTGCAACTGTCAGTTCCAATCTCATGAACTCAGGAGACACGAACGTTGGAATCATTGTCATAACACGGCGCTCAACAAGAAGCGTTCTGATAGCATCAATCTCTTCCAAAGTCATAAACTCGCGGTCAACTGGCTTAGCACAGATGAAGACTTTTCCATAGGTTTTCGGGACGTGATCTTGTCCACCCCACACCTTCACCGATTCGATATTCGGAAAGTTGTTGATGATAGTGGTCTCGTAATCGGAAACCGTCACTGCTCTGTTCTGAGCTGTGTAGGCCTTTGGTGCATTGAACTTGATAGACTCGATTGTCTCAGCTTCTGCTCCACCAACGGCAGCGGCAACTAGAGTCACATCATACTGAAGTTCTGCTCTGTGTCCGCCAAAATATGTGAACACTTTTGCTCCATTAGATCCCGAGCCTGAGCTCAGTAGATAATCCAATGTGACAACGTTTCCAATGACCACTGACTTACCGATGAAGTTATTTCCGAAATAGACTTCATAGAACAAGTCCTCTCTTTGCTTAACGAAGAAGACTGGATCGTTACCCTTTACTGTCAATAGATCTTGTGCATAGGTGAACGTATTGATGACTGAGCTGCTGCCGCTATCCTTGACAGATACTTTCAGAGTCGTTGTATCGGCCTTCTTGTGTGGGACGACAAATCTGCTCCCATCGACTGTTGTGTAGGTGCGCGACTGAGGAATACCCTCATACAACTCAATACCATAGAACGTGTAAGCTCCATCGATTCTTGGGGCTGTGTAATCTGTGATTGTCGAGAAGGTGTAGTCTATGGTTCCAATTGGACTGATGAATGTCGTGCCCTTTGGAATCGTATGTGAGCTTAGAACTTCAGAAGCTGGTAGCGTAACCTTCAAATCAATCTTCGCAATCGAACTTCTGTAAGAGCGCGGAACATATCCGATTGTCTTAGCCAGGGAGACTGCACTTGAGTACTTGGATACAGAATCCAAGAACATTTCGTTGGCAACCAGATTGGTATACAGCGAATTGAAGTGGGTGTTGTAAGCAAGGATGTCCAAGAGGACGCTCAACGCGCTTCCCTCGTAATTGTAATCTTTGAGGACGTCTTGAGATTTTAAGAATTCTTTAATGCCCTTCTTAATCTCATCAAAGTCTAATTCATCTGTTGTTAGTTGACGACTCATCTACTTCTTTCTAAGGCAACACCGATAGAGAGTTGCTGTTGCGTTTGTTTCACGATAAACTTAATCGTGACATACAGGTAATTATTATCAGGGATAGCAGTGACGGCAATATCAATTACCGTGATTCTTGGCTCATAGTTGTCTAGGAGCAAGGAGATGCTTTCCTGAATGATGATAGCCGTCATCGGCGTCATATTCTCGAAGAGCATTCCTCTGATAGAACTTCCAATCTCACTGTGGAATGGGCGTTCAAAGTGGTTGGTTAGAACCAAAGACTTGACGGCAAACTTAATCGCTTCGACGTCAACTTTTATAGGCACGTCTCCAGTCACCGGACTTTTGGTGAAGAGGATATCGAAATCGGTAAAGGTATTTGCCATGTATTATTTAGTCTTATCTTAGAACTTTGAAAACACCGTTGTAGAACTGATTCTTGTCAACATCCAATGTTCCGATGATACGGCGATTAACTTCGCCAGATCCTGGACCGAAAGCTGACACGTGAATCCACATCGAACCGCCTTTGTATTCCATGAGAATCTGGTCATAGTCTTTCAACATGGCCTGGATCTCATTTGCTGTAGCAAACAACTTCTGAGCATTGAAACCACTGAATACCATATCTACAGCGCCGCCGATCAAGTGCTTAGATGTCTTGGATGCGCCTTTCAAGCCCCTGTTCTTGGCGTCAGAACGGAAACCGCTGGTCACGATCATATTCGGAAACTGAGGTCTCACCAACTCTAGAACATTGTTGGCCAGATATCTTAGGTTCTCGACGATTTGATTTGCCGACTTTCCAAACTGTGCTATTGGAATATCCTTAGACACTTGGCCCAAGGTATAGTTCGGCGACAAACGAAGAGAAGGCAAGATATCACCATAATCCTTTGGTGGAATTGGTGGTACGACCGGCGGAACTGGTGGTGGGGTTGGTGGAGTTGGTCTCGATTCAATTGTTTCCTCAGGAACCTTAACATTCGCCGCATCTACTGGATCTACGTCACCTCTAGCAATCTCATCTGCTCTAAAGATCGTCGAATCGCCCTCATCAGGAGACTCATAGTTTGTACTGTCTTCGGCTGTACGAGTTGCAACTGTCAATTCGGTAAACTCAGGAATACCAGTCTTCTCTTCCCACTCATCGGGCATCTTGATTGGCCCAGGTGGTCCAGATGGATTCAGTTCAATCTTCTCGGCATTTTCGACGATATTTCCAACTGCCTCGATATTGATATTGCCATCAGCATGCACATGGATGTCCTGGAATGTTTCGACTTTAAATTTTCCTTCGGTGTGGAACTTGATATCGCCTTTGGTACGCAACTCATAGTCGCCGGTGACACGAGTGTTCATGTTTCCAAGGACTTCCAAGTATGCGTCATTCTCGACACGGATATTGCTATCACCTAAGATAGTAACATTACAAGTTCCCTTGATGATAACGTGGCCGTGGCGCTCCATGATCTCATAGTGATCGCCCACAATACGAGTCGTCTTTGTACCGTTACGATCGACTTCCTCGAACGTACCTGATCTGTGATAACGGTGGATACGTTCTGAATCCTTGGTATCGTCCCATTCTTCTACGTGGCCAGATTCTGTTACTCGGGTCTGGTTGTATGGATATTTTGCGTTGTATGGGATTGGTGGCTGAGACCACTCTAGTTTCCTTTTCAGATAGAATGCCTTACGAATTCTCTTGGCGCGGGCAGCTTCCTTAGCAAAGATAATCGACTCGTAGATCGATTCTGAACGAGCAAGTCTGTGGGTATCGGGCTCGTTCATCAACGTCTTAATTGGATATTGTCCTCTTGGATCTTTAAATCCGTTTGCCGCATTTGTTGTTACCACAACCTCGACCGTCGAAGTCGATGGATTGGTTCCACCGCTCGTTGGAGTTGGCACTTCAGCAGGAACTTCGGTTTGAAGAGGTACATCCTTCTCAACGTCTGTGAAACTACTGTTCGGAATACCACCAGAAAGGAAGAACTTCTGCTCGGCCAATCTTCTGTTCTTAACACCCTTGTTCTCTACGCCCTTGACGGTTGTTTTGTAGAATGGAATTAGAGCTGCGGCGTCTTTATATTTTCCGGTATTGATCGAACTGAAGATATCAGACTTAACAAAACTCGGAGCTCCACTGTTGTAAGCAATATCAATGATCGCGTCGTACATCTGTTGAGTGACAGGGGCAACGAGTTTCGGTTTAATATATCTTTCAACCTCAGCTGTGATGTGTCTGTTCAGAATACTCGGAAGTTCTTTTGCTAGGACGACTGTGTCGATAGTTACTGGTGAGCCATCGGCCAACAAAGAGTTTCCGTAGCCAATAACGTATCTTCCATCGGCATCAAGGTAAGAATAAATCTTTGTCTCAGGATCTACCGCTTTTGTCGTGAAAGCATTCTTTCCCTTAACCAAAGAAGACAGAGCCTCCTTGTTCATGATAAACTGGATGCCAGCGGCAGATACAGACAAAGAGCTCGGTTTCTTGATATCTGTAGGTGGAAGGATCTCCTCGGTGATCGTTACTTCTTTAGGCTTTCCAGTAAGAACAGGTTGGCCAGAGCCGTCGGTGACAACGTTTCCGTTTCCATCTTTCAGAACGTCTTGACGGATTACCTTATACGTCGTCGTGGTTACTGTCTTTGGCGTCTCGTCTTCAGGTATTCCTCCAATGGTACCGATGATGACAGGGTGTTGCTGATGCTCGTCTCTGAACATAACGGCACACCAAGTCCCCTCGACTGCTCCAGTTGGAGAGAAACCAATTCCGCTCATAGATGCCGAGTGAACAGGCATCAAAGGATATGCCCATGGAAGCATCTTAGTTGGAAGCATGACATTATCTTCAGTATGAATACCGACGATACGGACTTTGCAACGGCCTAGTTTCTTTGGGTCATCATCTCTTGATTCGATGACACCGTAATAAATCTGATTTGAAATCATGGAGTATCCGTGTGAGACTTAGCAAGTTCGATATTGCACATATGCGAACCTCTAGTAATTTTGTGTGCTATGGCTGTGATGATATAATTTCCAGAGTTGACCTTGTCGAGATAATCATCTAACTGGTCTGTCATCTGGATATCCATCAGCTTATTTAAATTTAGATTGACCTTCTTGCCCACAGTGTAATCGGTTCTTCCAAAGACTTCGATCTCGACGATACTGGATCTGAACTGGCCAAGTTGCATGATACGGCGCTGCTTCCATTTGTAGTCGGTCATATCGGCGTTTCCGAGAACACCATAGTGTCTTGACATGTTCATCAACATAGGTTCCATCTGATCGACGACATCTTTGGTGTACAGCTGATTCTTATTCAGTCTTGGCAATCCATCTTCCAATAGATTTAGAAATTTTACGTCGAGTCTCTTAGTTACAAGATCGTGGCTGTATAGCT